CGGCAGGTCTCAAAATATCTCAGGGAAAGAACTATCTTTCCGTCGATGTTGCGATGATCAATTCCCAATTCTATGTATCTGACTGTAAAGGCCAGATGCATAGAAGAGGTTATTTGAACCTTCGCATCATTCGGGGAAACAATATTAAAACCGGAGATTCTCGAGCTCTTCCGAACCATGTTGGTCCCGAGCTTAATCGGATGTGTGAGTATTATCCCCAATCGCGGTGCGCTCTGCCTTCCGCGTTTCGTCGTTGGAACTTTCATTTTTCTGGACATTTTGTTCCGAATTGGTTCCTTCCGACTCATCTTGGTGGATACGGGGTAGATCCGGCGCTGGCAAGTTGTAGTTCACGAATTACCAAAATCCAACGGATTGTTGCGGCACATTTCGTGAATGATCCCAGCCTCTGTCTGTTTCGCCGACCCGGTATTACTCATCACTCTGTTCGTTTTGTATCCTCTCTTATGGAATGGAAAATGCGCACTGGAGCATACGTTGCGGATTGGAATGAAACTTCCGAAACCGCCGATTGGCTCGGACGCATCTGTTACGCGGCGCGTGCAAGTCACCCTTTTCAACTTCCTAAATCCTCGGAGCGCGATCGTCAAATCGCTTGTTTCCTCGGTGAAGCTGACAAGGTGATACTGATTCGACTGGCCCGGAAGTATCGTCTCAAACCCCTGAGTGATCAGGGAATTGAGAAGTACCGTTTTGTCCAGTTCTTCAGCTCGCTCTTGCCCCCGTGTCCAGACCTGGAGGAGATTCACGTTCCCGATTCATTTGACCGAGCTCGCGGTCATCTGCGCTTGATTGATATTTTTATGGGGTTTCGTTCTTTGAAGGTCCAAAACGGTGTTCCCATGTCCGATCATGAGGAACTTAATAGTTCCGTGCTAACCAAAATGCCGAGAGACTACACGGCACCCCCTCACGAGAGTACCTGCGACTGTTATGATTGTGGCATTCTTCATGGTTTATGTCCTGAAGACTGTTGCATGATTTCTGATCGGATGTGGGGGAATTGTGAGGATGAGAACGAGATGGATAGTCCCCCTATCGTTGCAGGGGTATCCCATACGCGCAATGACAAAGAATCGGAACAAAAATTCCGGACCTCAGTCCAAGGGGTCCTCGTTGCGAACCAAGACTGCCACGGTGGCCACGCTCAGGCGTCGTCTCCGTTCGGTCAGTCTTTCTAAAAACTCAAGC